GGTAAAACTTGTCCAAAGTAGAGAAACATTTGTCGAGAGATACATAAAATGGGCGTCCGGTGTGACAGACGCAGCAGTACAATATCACCAATCTGGTGCGTTCATTATTCTAAGTGCCCTGCTTGCTGGAAACATAAAGCTTTATACATCATTTGGTACAGTTATTCCAAATCTATGGTTTATGATCCTTGGCAACACCACAATTACACGTAAAACCACCGCCATGAATATAGCCATGAAAATTTTGCACTCGGTTGACGAAAGATCATTCATGGCAACGGACGGTTCACTAGAAGGAATCTTGTCAGGAATGGCAAATCGTCCGAAACAACCATCCATTTTTCTTAGGGATGAGTTTACCGGACTTCTTGAGGCTATTGCGCATAAGGAATACATGGCAGGATTCGCTGAACAATTAACTAAACTCTATGATGGAGAACAGCTAAAAAGACTCCTTCGCAAGGAAGTCATTGACATCAAAGACCCGGTGTTTATCATGTATGTTAATGGTATCAAAACTAAAACACAGATGATGATCACCGACGAGTTGGTGTCGGGCGGTTTCCTTCCAAGATTTATCATTATCACTGCTGATCCAGATCCAAGTAGAATTAGACCAATGGGTCCACCAATCTCCTTGGTAGACGATGGTAAGGAAATGGTTAAAAACGAATTAATAGACGTTCATAACCATTATGTCCGAGAAAATAGAATTACTCAAAACGGTGAGAGTATCGGAAGGGTAGCCACAGAATATGAGGCCGTTCTTACTCCTGAAGCTTGGGCTCGATACAATGAATTTGAGAGCTTATTAATCAAGACCGCCCTTGAAATAGGACTGGATTATCTTACTCCCGTATATGATAGACTGGCAAAATCTACCTTAAAGGTGGCTATCCTTATTGCTGCGAGCATCCAACGAGATAAGAAAGTTGTCGTTGATGTTCAGGATATTATTCACGGAATATACTACGCTCGGCAATGGCGAGCTTATTCAAGTGAAATCATCAATGGTGTTGGAAAGACGTTCGACGAGCGGGTAATGGACAGAATTTACACATCCGTTGCGGCTGCACCTTTTGGCATGCAACGTAGCGAGATTATGAACATGTATCATCTAGATGCAAAGCGTGCAGATCTTATTCTTAAGACCATGGAGCAACGAGGACTTATTACTCTCATCGAGGGGGCGTATAGGACCTATGAGTAACGAAGAGTTATTCAAAAAATTTGAACAGTTGCGTGCTGACAGATGGAACAATCTAAACGCTTTGTTCGACACAGATGAATACGATAATTTGCTTGCAGACGTGGCTAATATAGTTACTGTCATATGGGCGCGGCGACAGATAGATAAGCAGTTAGGATTCAAGCCTTACGGTACATTGGACGACTAATGCGCAAACATCCAGACGCGATTTGCGAAAAATGTCCTTTTCAGGATCAAGGCGGATTCGTACCAACCTTGAATCCTAAGCCTCACGGAAAAATTGCTGTAATAGGTGAGGCGCCTGGACATTATGAGGCCACCTACGGGATACCATTCACCGGGCCATCTGGTGATTTACTTAACTCCGTACTAAAGCATCATGGTATTGATCGTAATGACGTCATGATCACTAACTCGGTATTGTGTAGGCCACATCAAAATGAAGACCCTCCAAAATCAGCACTGGAAGCGTGTGCTCCCAGACTCCACAAGGAGATATCAGAAAGTGGAATCGATAACATCATTGCTGTGGGAAAGTCTGCCGCTCACTCGTTACTTGACGAAAAGTCAACTATGCGTAAGATGCGTATTGGGCCTCCTAAAAGTTACAAATACTCTCCCGCTGTGGGTGTGGTTGCTACTTGGCATCCTGCTTACGTTCTACGCATGCCTGATGCTTTTCCTGACTTTGTTGCGGATATTGGAAAAATAAAGCAAGGTGTAACAGTTGCTTGGAATGAGCCGGAATTCAGAGTATTTGACGATCCTGTCGTTGCCACACGAGTCATCGAAGAGCTTGGAAATAGATTTGATCGCTTCGTACTTGACATTGAATGCGGCGCTGAGAAGGACTCAACCTTTATCCACCCGAGTGACTGGCCATTGTTATGCTTGGGCATTGCATTTGCGCCAAAAAAGGCTGTGGTACTTGGCGAACGTGCCATTAACGACCAAAGAGTTAGCACTGCACTCAGGGAAGTCTTACCACGAGTTAAGCTTATTGCTCACAACGGAAAATTTGACCTTGCAGGACTTCGAAATGTGGCGGGTAAACAGAAGCTATGGTTTGACACGATGCTTGCCACCTATAGCATTGACGAGCGTGCTGGACATATGGGCCTCAAAGGGCTTGCCATTGAGAGACTAGGTGCACCGGACTACGAATCGGAAATTAGAAAGTATGTTCCTAGATCTGGCAACTACGGCGATATACCTCGACATGTACTTTATAAGTATAACGCCTACGACGTGGTGTGCACATGGGATCTTATGGAATTGTTCGAACGAGAGATGTCGAGTGATGATCGGCGCAAGCATGACTTTCTCATTCGGGCGTCCAACGCTCTTATTGATCTGGAACTCGCCGGTATAACCTTTGACGAAGCGTATAACAAAGAACTTCATGACCAATTTGAGAACGAGCTTGAATTAATAGAAAGCCAAATAGAAAATATAATCGGTGCTTCTATCAATCCACGTTCGGTCCCACAGGTGCAGAGGTATTACGCTAGTAAAGGACTTATTCTTCCTACTACAAACGCTGACTTCCTTAAAGAGCTTTCCGAGAAGATAGAAGGTGAGCCACTTGAATTCACTGAACAACTCCTTCACCACAGAAAACGCGCGAAATTACACGGCACTTATGTTAAAGGACTTGCTAAGAGGGTTTATCAAGGGCGAGTATTCACTACTTACCTTCTTCATGGCACTACGTCTGGCCGTCTTAGTAGCCGTGATCCAAATCTTCAGAACATTTGTAGAGAAAAATACATTCGTAATCAATTCACAGCAACATGCGAGGATAACGTGCTCGTACAACTCGACTACAAACAAGCTGAAGGTCGAGTCATTGCAACTCTTGCTCAAGATGAATACCTGAGAGGTATATTCTGCGACCCGGAAAGAGACATTTTCAACGAGATGTGCGACGACATTTTCGGCGTAGGCAAGTGGGACAAGGAACGTCGCGTTACAATGAAATCCATATTTTATGGCCTTTCATACGGAAGAGAAGCGGCTTCTATTGCAAAAGCATTACACCTAGATCATGGATTACAGATAACTGTTCAGGAAACTTCAACAATGATGCGAAACTTCAACGATCTTATTCCTGGTGTGGTGGCGTGGCAAAGCAGTATAAAGCATAAAGTATTATCTGGCGAAGATCTAACAACTCCGTATGGGCGTAAAAGAAGTTTCTGGTTGATTACCAAACGTAACAGAAAAGATGTGCTCAATGAAGCTCTGTCCTTCTTGCCACAATCAATAGCTTCGGACATATGTTTAACTGCTCTGATAAATACACAACCAAAGCTAGAAGGCATAGCTACTATGAGATTAACGATACATGATGCTTTGGCGTTTGAGTGTGCTAAGAATAGAGTTGAACAAGCAGTCGAAATAGTAAAAGAAGATATGTTGAATGCTGCATCAGAATTTACTAACTATGTACCATTCGCCGTCGATGTGACAACTGGGTTCCGATGGGGGCAACTGTAGGATGAATGATTTCACTAAAACCATCTTACAAAAGAGATTCGAAGATGCTATCTTGGAATTCACCAAAAGCATCCCTGATTCAGTTAGTAATTCTTACCATAATCTATCGATAGGATTGATAAATTTAGTCAAAAATTCAGATGATTATGGCAATTCGACAAACTTTGGGAAAACCAACTTTGACGTTAAAGATGCTTTTCTTGATAGTCTTGTTAAAGCTTACGAAGAAATGAAAATCCTCAAGGAGGATCTGTGGCAGAGATAGCAGCATTCGATTCCAACGAATCTCCATTTGACAAAATTCGCCATGAGGACGAGAATGGTGAATATTGGCTTGCTAGAGAACTAGCCCCGCTTTTGGGGTATAGTACATCAGACTCATGGAGATATTTTGTTGGTGTTATTGAGCGTGCTCGAACCGACATGATCAACTTAGGTCAAGATCCAGACGTGCATGCCAACAAGATCAACGATCTTGAGGCCACTGGGTACGATCGAATTGACTACCGTCTGTCACGATACGGTTGCTATATGACAGCAATGAATGGAGATTATAGAAAACCAGAGATTTCCGCTGCTAGAGCTTACTTTGCTGATCGAACACGTCGTTATGAAATAATTCAAGAAATGACTGATCGTGAAAAAGCCGTTATGCTAGCTCGGCAAGTAGTAGAATTAGACGAGCAACTAAACGAAGCTGTTCAAGAGCTAGCTATAGCAATGCCAAAAGCAGAAGAG